ATGATTTCTTACAGGCGGTGTACCGGGTGCGTATTCTGATATTATACAACCTTTTTCGGTAATTGCTTTGACAAGTTCAACATTTTCCGACGGATACACTATATCAAGTCCGCTGCCGACAACACCGACTGCCACTCCGCCGACATCAAGTGTTGCCCACGCACCGACCGTATCAATACCTCTTGCCAGTCCGCCGACAGTCACCGCACCGTATTGTGCCAATTCGCGGCATATCCTGTCCGTCACAACACGTCCGTATTCCGACGAATTTCGTGTACCCACAACGCCTATTGTAAGCACCTTATCAAGCTCCAACACCTTGCCCTGTACATACAAGACATACGGCGGACTTGATATATTCTTTAATATTTGCGGATAGCTTTCACTGTCGTAAACCAATATTTTCTGATTTAATTTTGCGGTTTGTTCAAGTATTTTTTCTGCTTTGGATAAATCCTTATCTGCAAGACTTGATTTTATTTTGTCACTCAAACCGTATATATTATTGAAGTTTTTTGAAAAATATATTTCTTCAACAGTTTTAAAATACTCTAAAAGTACTTTAATTTTTGATGGCGTAACACCGTATTTAGTTGTAAGCCATAACCAATAAAGTATATGTTCCATCAATCCACCACCTAAAATACATCTGTTACATTACTACAAATCTCAAAAATTGTCAAGACCTTTGGCGAACAAGTTCGTACATTAATATCGCCGCCGCAACTCCCGCATTTAGCGATTCGGCTTTCCCCAAAATCGGAATTTTAACGCATTGACACATTTTCTGAACATCTTCCGATATTCCGTTTGCCTCATTTCCTACTATTATAATAGTAGGTTTTTTCATATCCGCACTGCGGTAATCTATTGTATTGTCACCAAGTGCACCTCCGATAAGCTGAAAACCGCTGTTTTTGTATTCGCTGAGTTTTTCATATGACACACCTGTCACAACTCTCATATTGAAAAATGAACCCATACTTGAACGCACCGTTTTCGGACTGTACAAATCAACGCACCCATCCGACAACAACACTCCGTCAAATCCTGCCGCATCAGCCGTTCTGATTATCGTTCCGAGATTACCCGGGTCATTTATACAGTCGCAATATATATACGATTTTTCCGTGTTGGGTGTAAAATCGGTTTCATCTTCGATTTTCACAACCGCAAGTATGCCCTGCGGTGCTTTTGTATCGCACATTTTCATAAATACGTCGTCTTGTACCTTGTATAATGAAATATCTTTCGGATATTTGAAATTCTCGTTTTCAAAAAAACTGTCCGATACATATAGTGCCGTTATCTCCCTTTCGGAATTTAATGCGTCCGATACCGATTTTATTCCTTCTATTGTATACTCACCGTATTTCTGCCTTGATTTTTTCTGCGACAGCGATTTTACATATTTGCATTTATTGTTTGATGAAGAAGTAATCTCTAACATAAATCATTTCCTTATCTATTCTATATAAGTATTTTCAACTAATTATATACCCTTTTTTTGAAATTGGCAACAATTAATTTAAGTAACAAAAAAATTTCGTGCAACGTATTATACCATAAGAACTTTTAAGGAGATGATTTTAGTGGAAACAAATGTACTTTTCGCACTGTCGCTGACGGTTATGGCAGGACTTGCAACCGGAATCGGCAGTATAATAGCATTGTTTGCAAAAACCACAAATACAAAGTTTCTCGCCGGCTCGCTCGGATTTTCAGCCGGAGTAATGATATACGTTTCAATGATTGAAATTTTTCAGAAGTCACGCACATATATCGCGTCAGCTACAAATGACACTGTGGGATATTATATCGCGGTAGTATCATTCTTTGTCGGAATACTTCTTATCGGGCTTATAGACTACTTTGTGCCGTCAACAGAGGGTGATATAGGTAATCTGACCCAAAACGAAACACGCTCGATTGCCCTAAAACGTATGGGATTTATGACCGCCCTCGCAATCGGCATACATAACTTCCCCGAAGGCCTCGCAACCTTCACCTCCGCCCTAAAAGACCCTCATCTCGGGATTGCCATAGCTGTATGGATAACAACAAGATACCCAACCAAAAAGAACATAAGCATTTTGCCTATGTTCTTTCTTAATTATATAAGGTTTTTAATATATTTTTTAGGAGGATATTCAATTTATTTTAATATTCAAATCTTTTAGCCGGATATGTTTTTAATAAATCCATATCTCGACCTGAAATTGTACAATCTTCTTTAGGGGTTTTCCAATAGTAATCGAAATATTCTAATAATCTTTTTGAGTATTTTTGAAGTTGTTCAAAACATTGTTTTTCGTCTTCGTTTCGAGCTAAATCAGGCATTCTATATATACTGAATAAAAATTTTTCCCTATTTTCTTTAGAATACTTTCTTTTAGCTGTTCTTCTAAATTTTTCAGGAATTTTTCTTAATTGTCTAGGCAATTTTAAAATATTTATATCATAACAATATTTTATACCCCGAGATTTTGTTGCCAATAATATTCCGTTTCCGTCAAACATTGAATTTACTCTTTTAGTTGTATTAAATTCTTTTCTTTTGTCATTTAAATCTTTATCCTTAATATAAGTATCAAATACATTACATTCAAGTGACATTATCCTTTCATTAGCACTTATATATTGATATTTATTGAAATTATGTATTATTTCTTCTTCTCCTTCGGAAATTTCACTCTTTAATTTGATATATGATTTGTCATATATTTTTTTATCGTAAAACATCACCAACTTAGATTCAGAAATCGGACAAAAAATAACTTCACCAATATTGCTTAATCCTGTATTATCCGCTTCTATCGGATTAATGTATATAACCGGAACATCTGATGTTATAAACGGTATGTTTGTTTTATTGTTTATGATAATTATATCTAAGTCACTATTTTCAATAATGAGTCTGTCTGCGATACTTAAAACATCTTCTGGTTTGACATCATCTTTCACTTCTTTTTCTACATTCTCCCTAATCACACTTTTATCTATTTCTTGATAACATTCTGACATCAACTCAGATTTTAGCATTGATATTAATTTTTGACTATGTTTTAATTGTGCTTTTGTTCTAATGATTTGATATACAAAAAATTCTAATATATTATTCATATCTAATTTTGAAATGTTTTTATTATCTTTAGCTTTAGCTATCGATTTTGACCAAATACTCTCTTTTTCAGTGAGTTTATTTTCAATATGTCCATCTTCATCATAAAAATATTTTTCGCAACAAATACTTTTAGTAGGTATTTTTTCTATATATATCATTTTATCAAACTGATAAAATGATATAAGTGCTTTTTCTTTATTAGTTTCTTCATTTTTGACCTCAGAAAAATTTTTCATATAAAAACGAGGGACATAGTGCTGATTAATTGTAGTTTGTTTTTCCATGTTTATATTTCCTCTTGTTTACTTTATTATATTTCTAAAATTTATAAATTAATGTAATTTATATTTGATTATATCACAATAAATTCTTATATACAATTAGTTTTAACAAAAAAATAAGGGTGGCATTACACCACCCTCAAAACTACTTATTATACATACCACATCTGTGCTCACGACAAATTGTCCTTAAATCTTTGTAGGATAAACCTAAACGACCTTGCTCATCTCCAACTAATGCACCGTAATCCATAGCCGCTTGCACGGCTTTTCTTGCCCAATCGGGCATATTGTCGTCCACATAATCGTAAATCATTGTTGTTTGTACTACAGCGACCAACTGTCTGTTGACATCTTGTAAATCAGCGATTTTTGCCGCTTGTGCGTTAATTAAATCTTTTAGTTCATTGTACTGTGACATAGTTAAATCCTCACTTCCTGTTAATCTTTTCTTAAAATTATCCCACAGCTCCGGCTGACGTACAAAAGGTTCGGGACACTTCTTGTCCCACACATCATAGTGTCGTAATACGTTTTCTACCGGCACACCGTATTTATTCATCAAATACCGTGTTAATTTAATTGTCTGTTCCACAATCCCGTCACGAATATAGTATTTACCGTCTGCACCGATACGGCTACACATTTCTATTGAAATACTGTTCATATTACGACAATATCTGTGTTTGTAGGTATTTGTACCACCGACCGCCCACGCCGCCCATTTATCGGGTACAGATTGATATATACCGTCATCACCGATAAAATAATTTGCAGACGCACCACGATTTGCGCCGCTGAAATAATTGCAGTTGTTTAGCGCCGTGTCGCCATTGTTACCTGTAAAATGAATGACGATAAATAAAATATCGTCATTCCTATATGTATAACAGTTGGACGGGTGACACTGCGGACCCTGTTTGATTTGAATATCCATACTTATTCCTCCGTATCATCTTCACCGCGCAACTGCAACAATATATCTTTCAACTTTTGCGGCATTCGCGGGTAAATCACCGCCACATTTTCCAACACGCTTATACCCTCATTTGCTATGTAAAACATAATGACAATTTCACGAATTGCGACGTTATCGCCTGTAATCTGTTGCAGGACGTTTGATAACGCTACTATAATTAATATAGTAATCTTTTTAAGCAATCCCTTAAACCCAATCTCACTCGACATTGTTTTTGTGTAGATTGCCTTGATAATGCCTGTCAGATAATCCAACACCATTATCACCAACAGCGCCCACAAAATACTATCCCATTGACCGAAGATTGCGGCGAAAAATCCGCCCACAATTCCTATTACCGTACTTGTCCAATTAAAAATCTTATCCATAAATTAACCCTCCATCATTTGCATTAATTCTTTGTATTCATCATCAGTAATACGTTCTGCAAGAAGAAATACGTCAAGTTTATCCTTCATCGAATTCTTATCATATCTACCGCTTGCAATTATTTTTTTACAATATCCATATGTCATTGCTATTTCCTCCTCTTTATAATCCTAATTCCATCTTAGACATTCTGTAGTCCATATCAAGATTAAATTCATCCTGTGCTTGTGGCAAAGACGCTTCATAAGCTTCTTTACTGCCGTATGAAGCAATTTCATTAATTTCTTTGTTAAAATCTTGCGTTTTTACTTCAAGACCACTCATATAGGAATACTGTTCATTATCAAGCTTTACCTTTGATATAAGTTCCAAAAGTTGATGTTTTGGTATAATTTGAGTTTCTAATTCAATTAACCTATCATCATTTACATAATAGTCTTTATCTACAAACTCTTTTTTGTCAATATCTTTGTAGTGACGTATAACTAATTTATAGCTATTTAAACATATTTGATTATTTATTATCGAAAAATTATCAATTATATCCATTATGTCCTCCTTATCCCGTAATCATCGTTCCTGTATTAACACTCCCTGTCGGAAATGATGTATAGGATTGTGAATACTGCATTGCATTGCCTATAAACTGTACTTTATTTGAATTAAAATTCATTTCAGAACGTCCGATAAAAGTATTTCCTATCATTTGAGTTGGACAAAGTATTTGAAGCTTGTTATTCTCGGACGAACTAACAGCAGTAACCGTATTTATGAAAAAACAACCTTCAATTTTACCAAAAGTCAAATATGTACTTGCCGTATAATTGATAGTGCAATCTCTTAGTGAACATAACTTTTGCTCTGTGTCTGTGGTGTAGTGACATAATGAATGATTTCTATTTTTCAGAGTAATATCACACTCATCAATAGTCACTTTCCCGTTTGTAAAATTTGTTCTACCACTACCTTGTCCCGTTAGTTTACTATTTCGTATATATCCTGTTACGTTAGTGTTATAAATAAAGTTTAAATCATCACCACCTGCACTTTGCGTTGACGAACACTCATTCTGCAATGATACGGAGCTGTCATCTATCTCTATTTTGGTACAATCAATACCGCAATAGCATATATAACTTGAGCTACTTCTAATCCAAAAGTCAATACTACTTCCATTTTTCATTTTAAACAAACCAGATGACTTAATAGGTGTACTTCCCAAACTCTGTGCCGTAGTAACATCTAATCTTGAATACGCATTATCGAAATATATATTAGTCGCCTCGATACATAATTGTGGCATTAGCTCCATTCCAATATTCTCAAAATATAATGGATAAGACACTTTTGAGTCAGAAGAACTGCTCCGTGAAGTTATGATACCATTATTACTAAAATTTAATTTAGGTACATCAGTTGCTTGCTCACCAAACAGCTTATCAGCGTGATTACCTCCGTACATATAAATAGGAGCGTCTATTGAATATTTACCTCTTTTTAAAATTATCCTCGAACCATTTCTCGAAGCATTTATAGCCTCTTGTATTACCTCAACATCAGACTTTCCGTCAATTCCACACATAAAATCAACATCATTTATTGAAGGAGGTATTCTGTAACCGTCAACATTAATTGTACCTACTACTATATTGCTGTGGTCGATTTTTCTTTTTTCGAGGATACTTACCCATTCTGTACCGTCATATATAAATTCAACAATTTCACCTGCTTCCCAAGTATTTGGGTATTGTTTGTCTGTGGAGTTGCTACCACCACCATTATAACCCTTAAAAACACCGTACCCCTTGTATCTGATACTTTTAGCACCTGTATTATTTACATTTAGAGTGGCTTTTGTTGTTGAGTCGTGTGCATATGTAAATTTGATAAACACACGCACACCTGTAACAAGTTTAAAATTCGTTATGGAAACTGTTTTTGCTACTGTACTTCCACTTGTATTGCATACCGCATAAGGTGGTTGTTGCCATACAGGAGCACCACTACCATTACTAATCAAATTATACCCTGCCGTTCCCACACTCGTTGGTGCATACCACGACTTGCTTGCCGTTGCCGAACCGTTATAGCTTGATGATAAACCATTCATTGTCAATGTAAGTGAATTGGGATTTTGCATTGATGTAGGCTTGTTGGATAGGTCTGTGTATGACCCCGTAAACGCCACTGTTTTTAGGTCAGTAAAAAACTTTTTTATTTTGCCGAACAATGTACTCAGCGTTTCACCGGAAGTTATATTAACTCGTGTGCTTGCCTCTGTAAATGTCGGTTGTTGCAAATTCTTATCCGCCTCTGTTCTTGCGGTTTCTTCATTTGACAGTTTTGACTGAATTTCAGTAATGCACTTACTTACCAAACTCCAAAACCAATTAAAAACATTTGCCGACGGTTTATATCCGGCTTTAAATCCGTCGTTTTTTAGACTGTCACTCGGTTCTGTACCGCTATTCTTCCACTCGGGCAATTTATTATTAAAATTCATACAATTCCCTCCTTAAATATTTCCCAAATATCCGCCATGACCATTGCCATCGGCAAATCCGACTCCGATATTATATTCATTTTCACTTTCAGCAAATTCAAATGTCCCTGTATATTCATACGAATATGTTACAGACAGATGAGCGGGTTTCAGATCCTCGATAATATTCTTAATCACACTTTCAGGCACATTCGGTTGATGAAAAATCACCGTAAAGCTATAATTCGGAATATCTTCGGAAATATCCGCCAAAATGCTGTAACTCTCAATCACCGCTTTCAGATTTGCCCTTGTCGAAGTCTGTGTTCCGCGCAGTCTTGTTTTGATAAGACTTTTTCTCACTTCAATGGTATCGGCAATTTCTGATATACCCAAACTTTTTTCATATTCTCTTACGGCATCTTCATCGGCACTGTCAATAAATCTGTTTTTCATAAACATTTCTATCAACTCATACAAACGTTCAAATTCAGCATTGACGGGTGTATTTAATGCTTTTATATACCGTGACTTTTTATAGTACGATGGTAAATTCTGTCCTACATCAGCCAACGGCAACACCCCCAAGAACGGCAATTTCAGTTTCGGATATTGCGATATTTTCTGTTTTTGAATTGACTTTCAAATTTGAATAATCATCAACACCGTCTGTATTCAATATGGTTTGACCTATTTTTGCATATGACACATATCCGTTTGCAAAAGACACATCACGCAAATAACTTCTGATATTCGATTTAATACTTTCAATCGTGCTTTCGTCCACATCTGCCGAAAACGTAACATTTATACTTACTGCCGTTGCAGTGGTAACGGTCACATCTGCACCTATCGGGCATTGTTCATCTATATAACTCTGTACCTTATTTATAAGCTCACTTCCGGCAAGTTGTTTTTCACTGTCAACGATTATCACTTTAACCGTTCCTGCTCCGTTCCACAACGGCAAGCATTTTGCGTCACCCACTCCGTCAACTGATTTTGCCCAAGAGATATACTGCCACTTATTTCCGCTTGTTATAGGATGCGAAACATATTCGGTAAAACGCTTTCGCAGTTCAACATCACTTTCTTTGTCACTGCCTCCTGTGGTTGAAATTTCATTTGTTACGGATATAAGTCCTTGAATCGTAACCGGAAATCTGTTTATTTTCCCTTTTTCAACATTGCCTTTTACTCCGGCGCTGTCACACACAATTCGTACCGTTACACTTCCGTCGTTTGGTATAATCGCATTTTCGGTTATATTAAATATAACATTACCTGCCGCCACCTTTTCACCGACAGACACTTTTGCTCCGACGTTACCGCTTACAGTCACACAGCCTGTTGCATAGCTTGCCTCTTTGCGTTCCAATCCAAACTCACCTACACGCATATCAAGATACTTACCCGTAGCGGTTGACGCATAAAAATAGGAGTCAAGAGATGATATAATATCATAAACATTCTCAAACTCCGTTGCCGTTGATTTTTCTATATCGTATGTATAAGTTCCCGATGACGTATCATATCTTGACGGTATCTGCAAAAGCATACGTTCAAGTATTGTATCAATAGTTTCAGCCATTATATCGCCCCCTTAACGTCATTTATATCGCCGTACACGCTGTTTACGGTAAAAGATACTGTAAGCAGTGAGCCGTCTACTTCCATATTAAAGTTATCAATACTCACTATATCTTCATTTGCGGTAAGCATTTCGGTTATCTCGCGCTTGACTTCCGAACGGATGTAGTCACGATTGTAATTCTTTCCGACAAAAGTATCTTCTATATTTATACCGTATCCTGTACCGTTATAAATTTTATATCTGCCCTTTTGCGTATTGAGTATTTTTTGCACCCAATTTTTTATACGTTCCCTGCCGACCGTCATTTTCGGACGACCGTTTATAATAATAAAATCGCCCTTTTGAAAATCAAATGCAGGTTCTGTTTTTGTGTAATCAGCCATTCTCCGTCACCCCCAACACCAAATATCTGTTATTGCCTCTGTACGGAATCATTGCAACTTCTCTGCCTTTATAAACATATCGTCCGTCAATATCCTGCTTGTATAAATCAATAAGACTTTTTATATGATCCTTAGTCAGAATTATTTTAGAGGTGAATTGTATTTTAAGGTTCGGTAGCTCAATTATTTTACCGAATACGACAAAATCACTCGTTGCGTTTTCACGGTCCTTAAACATCTTTGCAAGTGTTTCGACTCCGTTTTTCATACTAATCTCTCCATATCAATTTTATTGTAGTGAACACCGTTTTTTATACTGTGCTGACTGCTTGTAATCACATATTTAACACCGTCTTTTTCTATCGTACTTCCGGCTCGTGTATAGCTTGTCAGCTCCTCGATTATTTCACCGGAATACGTTTCATCTTCCTTATTCAGCTCGCCAAGATTTTTCTTTGCCAAGTCCGATGCATTATTTCCGTCATTCATTTTTACCACTTCTTGTAGAAAGCCGTATTTTGATATACTCTCCTCGGCTTTCAGAGTAGTCATAACGTCCGTATCTGTTATCACCTTAACACTGTTCTTCATATTCTCAATACTGCCTTTATGCTCAATATTACCCATATACTGTACTGAATTTTTGAGTTCGGTATTCG